ATGGGCCTAGAACTCGCAGTGGGGCCACTGAATGATCTCGATTGGGCCTACTTATCGGGAGGGTACGGTCACCTAAACTGGGATGCAGGACTAACTGAATACGGCAACAAAGAATGGTCCTTTGACGTAGGTCTAAAACTGCAGTCTGACACTCGACTACTCAATGCAGCAATCCTTGGGGTCTTTCATCCCGAAACTGATACGCTAGAGATGCACTTTGTTGAGTCCTTCATCAGACGTGAGGATCAGCACCAGTTGAAGGGACGAGTCTTCAAGATGATGATCATCGCATCTTACCTGTACGTTGCAGCTGTTGGTGGTACTACGGTGAGGCTTATGGATGTCGAGCCAGAACTCATAGCGTACTACAGCTTTTTTGGCTTCCAGAGTGATGGGCAAGACATGCATCAGTCACGAGAGGATTTGGCAGCAACCTTCGTTAGGATTATAGAAGAAGCGTAGGATGCCGATAGATCCTATCGAACAGGCACAATGTCGTTGCACAGTTATCACTCGACATCACGCAAGTTCAGTGTAGAATCGGCTACCCATATCCAGTTACTGAAACCAAGTTACTTGGCAGAACAAGTAGCAAACAGTAAAGCATAGAGATCTAACGCACTTTACAAGCCTAATGAGGTTGACTTTACTAATAGAAAGTCACATTAAGTAGGTACGCGTTAGTAACAGAATTTTTGGCCAACGCAAAAGAGAGCATGACATGACACATACTCAGCATTGCGCCGTAGAACGTAAGCTCGGCGCACAAGATGTTTACAGCCGCCTGGGTGAGGCCCTCGGCCAAGTGATGGCAGCAGCTCAAGAGCTGAAGAAGGACAAGTACAAATTTAACGGCCCAGAGATTAGCGGCCCAAAGAAATGCACGAAAGAAGCTGCATGAATCGGTTATGGCATAAAAAAGCACCTCTAGAGGTGCTTTTTTTATGTCTTGAAAATACGTAGAGACATGAAAATAACATTTTCAATCAATTACTTATGACATTGCCAACTCTCTGTTTACACCCGGGCTTCTCATCGCAGTTATAGGGTTTAGCCGTACAGCATCCTCCAGGTGGTCTGGTGCAAAATGGCTGTATCTCATGGTCATTTTGATATCGGTATGGCCGAGGATTCGCTGCAACACCAGGATGTTGCCGCCATTCATCATGAAGTGGCTGGCGAAGGTATGGCGCAGAACGTGGGTACTCTGGCCAGCCGGCAGCTTGATATCTGCTCGCCTGATAGCCTTTTCGAACTCGGCATAGCAATCATCGAATAGGCGGCCAGTGCGCTTGGGCAGCATGGCCAGCAACCAAGGGGCGACAGGAACAGTCCGGTTCCGCTTGCCCTTGGTCTTTGTGAAAGTGATCCGCCCCATGCCAATCTGTGATCTGGTTACCTTCTCAATCTCAGACCAGCGGGCGCCGGTCGAAAGGCAGAGCATGACGACCAGCCACAGATCCCGCTGCTCCTTGCAGGCATCAAGCAGTTGCTCGATCTCATCTTGGGAAAGATAAGCCAGCTCGGATTCTTGCACCTTGTACTGTCGCAGGTCAAAAAGCGGATTTCCGCCGTGCCAAACCCCGAGGCGGGCCAGCTCGTTGAACACCGCTTGCAGATAGAGCTGCTCACGGTTGATGGTGGTGGGGGTGACCTGCTTGCGCTGCCCAGGAACATAGAGCTCCCCGGCCAGACGCCGCTCACGGTATGCCGAGAAGTGTTCAGAGGTAAACTCACTGGCCAGCGGGTTATCGAGCGCCTCACACAGCCACACCAATTTATCCCGCCGCCGTTCACCATCGGCCAACGTCTGCCCATGCCTCCCAAACCAGAGATGAACCAGATCCAGCAACCGCTGGCCACTATGCTCATGCTCCGGCTCAGGTTCAGCCTCTTTCAGCCAGGGCTTGTTGGTCAGCTGATGTCGTTCCCATGCCAGCGCTTCCCCCTTTGTCATAAAGGATTTACGCAGGCGGGGACCATTCACCCCATCAGGACGGACGTCTGCCCGCCAGGGTTTGGCTTGCCCTTCAATTTTTCTGACCGTCACCGTCCCACCTTCAACTTAAAACTTCTTCCCTGCCCAGACCACCCGACCAACCAGATCCAGCTCGGCCAGTTCGGCCTTGCTCAAGTCACGGGATTTATACAGGGGGTTGTCGGAGATGATGCGCACCCCGCCTAGGTCGAACTGCAGGCGCTTGACGAACAGCCCGCCATCAAGGCGTAGCACATAGAGGCCATCGCGCGGGGCTTCTCCATTCTTCAACCGCACCAGGATCACATCGCCATCATTGATGGTCGGCTCCATCGAGTCGCCCTTGGCCCGGATGACAGCCATCTTGGCCGGGTCAAACCCCTCTCGGCGCAGCCAGTCGGTACGGAACGCCATCGGCTCGGCCAGTGGTTCGTCTGTGATATTGGCGCCATGCCCTGCGCTCGCAAACACCTGATAGGCGGGAATCGTGGTGAACTCGTCGGTTACCTGAAAGCCTTGAACATCAGAAGCTGGCGCAATAGGAAGATTTGCTCGAGTGCTGGACCCTGCCTCACCGATACCAAACACCAGCCAGTCAAAGGTGACACCGCCTGCTCGCGCCAAGTTTAAAGCTCGATCAATCGGAGGAATGGTTCCCTCATACAGATAGCGCTTGAGGCCGCTATCACTCATGTCTGCTCGTCGAGCAAAAGCGCGAATTGGTTCGTTACCTATCACCTTAGTAAGTCGTTCTGAGAAGGATGACTGATCAAAATCAACCTTTAAAGCTTTCTCCGTAGTCATAAAGCACCTTGTAGAACTTTATTGGACGATTAATGCCCCTTTAACTTGACCAAGTAGCTTTATAGATCAACAATTCGCTCTGTGAGATTGAATTGAAGCTTTAGAGCTATATCGAGCCGTATCGAGCAACGTTTAAGGGGATCTATCATGTCAGAGATTGCACTCAAGATCGACACACCAGTCAAAACCATCGAGCGCTATAGCGCCGATACCGGCATCCCTGTTGGCACAGTCAAGAAGATGATCTCCAGCGGTGAGCTGCAGATCATGCCAAAACCAGGCCCCAAGCACCGCGTCCTGATCAACATGGTCGCGCTCTACCACAAAGCCGCAGCAGCAGCCTACTTATCTGCAACCTCCTGATTACTATGGCACTCATTGGAGCGAGAACCATGTTTATCAGTGGCGACTGCAAACATCCGCACTTCGAATCTGCATGCAGCAGGTTCAAATCCAATCACGTGATCAGCCAGATTGCCCCGTCCGCTGGCATCGACGCCCAGGTGCTGAGGAACAAGCTCGGCCCTGACCAGCCGCACCAGCTGACCGTGGTCGATCTGATCGCGCTCTACCACGCCACCGATGGGGATGAAACCCTGATCGACGGCATGCTGTTGGAATGTGGCCTGACGGCCATCGCCATCCCCAGCGCCGACCGGGCGCCATCCCTACCACACCAGGCGATCCGCCTCAACGCTGACGTGGCCAACATAGGCATGCGAGCCGTGGAGCTGGCCGAACGGGGACGGGTCACCCGCACCGAACGCAACACCATCATCAGTGTCGCCACCGCCGCCATGGGGTCGCTGGCACTGCTCATCCACGACGTCGAGGCCCGCTTTCAGGCGGTGCCGGCCGTCGCCTGCGCATCAGACATCCTGATGCAAACCATGACCATGTAAGGGGAGCCCCATGCAACAGACACCCATCAACTACGAAGAGCGCAACCTCGCGGGCCTGACTCCGCTGGAACAGGTGGCCATGAACACGGCTGGCTGCCAGATCCTGCGGGAGTTGTTCGGCAAAACGCGCTCCAGTCTGGACACCGACTGGCTGGCCCTGAGCCAGGCCAAGAAAGCCGCCATCTGTGCCATCGCCCGCCAGCCGCGGGGCGAGCTGATGACGGCCACCTTGTCAGCCCTGCCCCATGCCCAGCGCGAGGCGGTCAGGATGGCGGTGATCGCGCTGGAGTACCAGGGGGAGTTTCGCGGCGGCTGTGACACCAAGGTGTGGCACCCGGCGCCAGTGACCAGGCCCATCGGAGATATCGAGAGAGAGAAGAAGGAACGCGCCGCAAAGCTGCGCATGAAGCGCGCCGTCATGGCGGCCAACCAGATGACACAAAGCGGCCCGCGAGCAATCGGGCAATAAAAAACCCCGCAAAGGTGGTGGAACACCGCGGGGCTTTCATCAGTCACTTATCGACTAGGAAAATCGACATGCCAACTCTAGCCATTCTCGACACAGTGCGCAACCTGCGCCTGCAAAACCGCAAGTTGGCCCGCCTGGGTCAACGCTACAACTCCAGCCCTGACCTGATCCATGCAGTAGAACGCCCGGCCGCCATGGCCTGGCGTGCGGTCTGGTCATGCGTCAACAGCCGTGGGGGGATCTGATCATGGCCGCCGTTATCACTCGTCACACCGAACCGACCATCAAGGCCGCCAGCGACTATCTGGTCAGCCGCGGTTACATCAACTGCGGCACCACCTGGCTGCGCGGCCAGAACGGGTATGCCCGTATGGAGCGCCTGACCTCTGGCTCGATTCGCATCATCGAGGGGGTGGCATGAAAAAGCTGTTCCACCCCATCTCCCGGCAGGCAGCACTGGCCGACTTAGCCGATCTGCCGCACCGCATCAGGGCGAAGACCTACACCACCCGACGCGGACCAGAGGGCCGCAATCTGCGCGAGCAGGCCCGCCAGCAACTGCGCTGGCACCAGCTATTCCACACCATGAACCGAAGGGCCCAGGCATGAGCATCGACGCCATTCATATCGCCAAGCGGGCAGAGCGGGCCGTGCTGCCGCTGCTGACCGAGCTGCTGGCCACCGGCGAGCAGGAAAACCGCATCGCCCTGGGCGAGCTCTATTCAGGGGATGAGTACATCCAGGTGCAACTAGTCGTGACCAGCCGCCCCGCGGACCTGCTCGATGACGACTCCGTGATGGGGGATGAGGCATGACAGACCTGTTTGTACTGGAGGCCCCGCTGGATGACCTGGGCACAACAGAGGCGGGCCCCGCCCATATGCAGCCGTCTGCGCCGGTCAGTCCGCTGACCAAGCACTTGCAGGCCGCTGTCGATGAGTTCGCCACCTCGGGCTGCGACGCCAAGCGCAACCGCAATATCACCCAGGAGCTGCTGGCCCTTGGCGCCATCCGCGCCGTGTACTGGCTGGCACTGGGCAGCAACGAGGTTGCGCTGGCCAAAGAGATTGCCGAGTGGTGGGCAGAGTGCGAACCACTCCACGGACTGGGGGAGACCATCAGATGAGCCACCGCCTGATCTCTGACCTGCAAACTCGCGTGGATAGATGGTTCAACACACTGATGGGTGATGAGGCCCGTTTGCGTAGCTACCAGCGAGACCTTCTGGCAATGCGCCAGCTATCACCTCGCCCACGCTGCACGGTATCCCTGACCCTGCGCCAGTGTGCCGCCGCAAGAAAGATGGCGAGGCATGCCCGCCATACGCTGGCGTCCTGCAGACATAACATCAAAGAGCTGTCGGGTAACGACTACCAATGACCAACAAGAACAACAAAGGGCCAGCCGCCGAGGCTGGCCATCTTGGTTTTGCCATCCACCGCCTACCCACGCCAAAAAGCAACCAGCTGCCTCTGTCAAAAAAGGCCCTGCGGTCGCGCATCGATGCGCTCGCCAATGCCATGCCGGGTACCAAACTGGAAGCCGCCTTTGTGGGTGCCCCTGGTGAATCCGATCTGGTCTGGGCGGTGCAGTTGCTCGATGGCCTCTCCATACAGTTCACTCAGGTGCTGTTCAAGCAGTACGTGCGCCGCCGCAAAGATGGCACTACCCGCAACTGTCGTAGCGCAAATATCTGGCTGCGGGAGCGGGTGAAATGGGTTCGCTCTCTGGTAATGGCACTGCCGGTCGATGCCCACCACCTGCGTGATGATGACGGCCGCAAGCGGGCCGCCCACCAGTTCGCCAACCAAACTGCCGCCATCTGGAAAAATATCGAGCAGAACGCCACCGCCGGTGAACTGGATCTGATGGAGACATGGGAAGCCATCAAGCAGCCCGCTGACCAGTGGGGGTTCGTCGGCAAGATGCCGGAGTTCAAAACCAAAGAGGCGCGGGATAACTGGATCATGAGCGTCATGGTGCGCCTGCTCTCTGCCAAGTGGTGGGAGAAGCGCGTAAACCGCTGCTGGGACAGACTGCAAGAGCACATCGCCATCCTGCTGGGCAAGGTTCGCAAGGGCGTCTCTGCCTACGTCTCGAACGCCACCATAAAGGTGGTGCGCGAGCGCAAGCGGGCCATGATGCGCTGGTTAGCTGAGTCGGAAGTCATGAACGGCCAGCACGATCTGGTGATCTCGATGAAGGATTGCTGGGAGGCCAGCATCTCCAACCCGGTCAACCGCCGCAAAGAGATGATGACCAGGATGCGCGGCTTTGAGGACTACGCCGAGGAACAGGGCCATGTGGGGGTGTTCTTCACTTGGACGGCGCCTAGCCGCTTCCATGCCTGGAAGACAGGTCGTAATGGCAAGACCATCGAAAATGACAAATACCAAGGCACTACCCCGCGTGAAACCTGCGCCTATCTGGCCAAGTTATGGAGCCTGACCCGCGCTTCACTCAAGCGCAATGACCTACCTGTCTACGGCTTCCGGGTGTGCGAGCCGCACCACGATGGCACCCCACACTGGCACATGCTGCTGTTTATGCGCCAGAGCGATCGCAACAAGGTGATCAGCACCCTGCAGTATTACGCCCTGCACGATGACAAAACCGAGCTGGAACGTACCACGGCAGAGGCTGCCGCCTTTACCGACATCACCCCCCGCTTTGACTGGAAAATCGTTGACCCCGACAAGGGGGACGCTACCGGTTATATCGCTGCCTATATCGCCAAGAACATCGACGGCGAACACGTGGATGGCGATGACGAGTCGGGTACCACGGCAGACGTGGGCGCCCAGCATGCTTGCGCGTGGGCAAGTTGGTGGGGCATCCGCACCTTTCAGCAGATCGGCGGCGCGCCGGTCGGAGTCTGGCGCGAGCTGCGCCGCATCAGCAACGCCAAGAAGAAGGGCGATTTGGTGGGGCCACCTAAGCCAGTTCTGCAAGACCCCCGCTTTGAGGCCGCCCGCTATGCCGCCGATAACGGCATCTTTCGCTGCTATCTACAAGCCATGGGCGGCGCGATGGCTATCCGTGCCGAACACCCCATCAAGCTGGCCCACCTCATCGAGGAGCAGGCCAACTGCTACGGAGAAGACATCAAGCGCCTGATGGGGCTGCACACAACGCGTATGGGTGTGCGCACCCGCCTTACAGGTTGGGAAGTAGTGCCAGCAGGCACCTATGAGGCCACCAAGACCGCTAGGGGTTCGGCTTGGGGGGTTGGGGTTAAGACGGGCGACAGCCCGGCACCTTGGAGCTCTGACAATAACTGTACGCAGCCGGATCCTGAGGCGTTCGCGGATCAGTTAATGGCGGAGCAATGGGGTTTATCTCCCTTCTCTATCAGCCGTTTGCGCTCTGGCTCTAGCGTCAGCGTGGACGGTTTCAGCCTCTGGCTTGAGAACGGTCAGGTGCAGTCGGGCCGAGCGATCCAGAGCGAGCCGGATTGGCAGCCAGAGGGCCAGCGGTCAGCCGAACAGGGCCAGCCGGATGAATACGCGCTGCCAGAAGGCGATGAGGACTGGCCGATGCTAGTTGAGCTGTGCGGCAAGGTTTACCAGGCACAGGGCCATGCAGGGGCATTCCGCTGGATTGAGATGCTGCCGGAGCCCTACCAGTCGGAGATGTGGCGGGTATTGGAGGGGCTGGACGTGCCGGAGTGGATGCAAGAACAAGACGACTACAGCGAACAGGAGTGGGAGGCATGACCGAGGCCAAGTACGAAAAGGATGTGATGACCCTTACTCGGGTTCAGGCTCTTATCTGGCTCAAGAAGAATGACACGGAATACGACTGGGTGGAGCAGAATCTGCCGAGGGAAAATCTGGTTATCGCCATTCGAGACAACCTTCGTTCTTTCGGTGAAGACGTTCAGGCCCCAGGTTTATGGGCGGTCGAGTTTGAGGGGGAACATGATTAACAACCACCAGGGCGCCAGCGCCCAGACCTTCAGCCGCGAGGAATACCGCCGCTTGGATAATCGGGTGACCTGCATCCTGCAGCAGCACTGGCCAGCCAACGAGATCAGCCAGTGGGTGGGGATGCTCAAGGGCAAACAGCAGTCCGTGGCCTGCGCAATCTTGCGCCGCCGACACCCTCGCCCCGCACAGCTGGCTCTGCCGGCCATCGCCGCCGAGGTGCCGAACCCGTTTCAGGCCAAGTCAAACCGCCATACTGTACCGGTACTCACAGCCGATGGCCGCCAAGCTGGCAGACGCCACATTGTGGAAGGGCTCATCCCAGTGGCCATCGACCATTGCGGCACCATCCGGTGCGCCGTCACCGGCCGCACCCTCTTTATCGCAGCGGGCAGCACCACCGATCGCACTAATCCGGGCGCAGCTGAACAACTCAACCCAACGTACCAACCAGCACTACACCAAGTTGTGACTAACTACAAAGAAAAATCATAGGGAAAACAAGATGCACAGAAAGATAGATTTGAAGATCATCGCATCATCCAACGCTTTGTAAACCACTACGTTGCAAGACGTAGCACAAGGCGCGAATCAAGAAGCCAGTAGTTCCATCATTTTTGAGCTCACCAGGTACGAACATCCCCCCCCTGAGTTAGTATCATTTTATATGATTTCGTGTAATCTAACGGCCGTCTCATTTTTGATGATTGTTGTGATATATTGTTTAAGCAGCAGCAATTACTAACTGAAATTAGGGATTTCTATGAAATATGCTTATGACACTATCGGTCCAGACCAATTTGAAAAGTTAATTGTATGTTTATGTCAACATATCCTTGGCATTAGTACAATTGGCTTTTCGAAAGGGCCTGATGGTGGTCAGGATGCAAAATTCATAGGCAAGGCAGCTTTATTCCCAAGTGTACAAAACCCTTGGAATGGCTCAGTTGTGATACAAGCCAAACATACTATAAAAAATAATGGAAGCTGCTCCGAATCAGATTTTTTTAGTACCACAAACAAATCTTGCGTAATATTAAAAGAGCTGCCAAAAATCAAACGCATGAAAGATGAGGGTAATTTAGACTACTACATGTTATTTGCTAACAGGCGTCTATCTGGCCTTACATCTAATGATATTGTTTCCCATATATCAAGCAATTGTGGAATCCCATTGGAGAATATTTATCTTGGGGGTATTGAACAACTAGAGATGCTGCTCAAGAAATATCCACAAATAGCCGATGAAGCTGATATCGACCCTATTGACTCACCACTATTTGTAACATCAGATGAGTTAGCTGAAGTTGTTGAAGCCTTGGCCAGACATTTACCTGATGTGCCTACATTGGATGATGCCCCGGTTCCAAGAGTACTGTATGAAACAAAAAATAAACTAAATAATATGACTGATAGTTACGCGATTGAATTGCGTAAACGGCACTTGAAGCAAGTACCTGAAATTCAAGCGTTTTTATCAGACCCTGAGAATTCTACCTTTCTTGCTAAGTATGAAGCAACTGTGGACGATTTTCAGTTTAGAATCTTATCTAAACGTCATGAACATCATACTTTCGATGAGATTATTGAGTATTTACACCGTTTTCTTGTTGAGAGAGATCCTGTATTAGGGGCTGCTCGTAGACTAACAAGAACCATGCTGTTCTATATGTATTGGAATTGCGACATAGGAGAGACTAAAAATGCTGAGACCGACTAAGCATTCTCATCCTGACAAGACAGTTATAAATGTTTCACTTATTATGTTGAAACATTTAAAAAGCAAGCGCCTTGCTGAATATAACTTACTAAGGTGCTTTGTTCGAAAAAATGTACCAGGAAGCGACATGCTGTTTCTTCCTGCATTGAATTTCTTATTTTTGATGGGGCTGATTGAATACCATCAAAAAAATGATGCCATCGAATATATAGGACCGCAATGAAACTATCAAAAATTTACTCTAATAAAGCAGATATTTTTGAGCCTATAGATTTCGTATCGGGCTTAAATGTTGTGATTGCTGAGATTAGATTACCAGAGAACATGAACAAGGATACACATAGCCTAGGTAAAAGTACCTTGGGACGTCTCCTTAATTTTTGCTTTTTGGCATCACGTGACCCTGAATTCTTTCTATTTAAGCACAAAGAAAAATTCAATGATTTTGTTTTTTTCCTAGAAATAGAGCTAAACAATGGCTCTTTTATCACCATTAAAAGAAGTGTAAAAGAACATTCGAAAATTAGTTTTAAAAAACACACTGTTAATAGAGAAGATTTTTCTGGGCTAGATAAAGATTCATGGGATCATAGTGATATACCCATAGAAAGAGCTAAAGATATCTTAGACGGTATCTTAGATCTTCGCACTCTTAAACCATGGGGTTATCGTAATGGTTTCGGATATCTTGTTCGCTCTCAAGATGACTTCCACAATGTTTTTAAACTAACACACCATAAAGGTGCTGATTCAAGCTGGAAACCATTTCTAGCTAATACATTAGGGTTTGATGCGACCTTAATAACAGAGTTCTATGATAAAGAAAAGGAATTAAAAGATAAACAAACGAAAGAAATTATAATTAGATCTGAGGTGCCAAAAAGCGATGTTGATATTAATGGCCTTCTGCTATTAAAACGCCTAGAGGCAGAACAGAAGCAATCAATTTTATCTGAATTTGACTTCAGAGGCGATGATATTGAAAAGACAAGGGCTCTGGTTGATGATATCGACTTCAACATTGCCTGTTTGAATGAAAGACGATATAAGTTAAATAAAAGCAAAAAAAGAATTGAGATATCTCTAACTGAAGATAAAATTTCTTTCAGTACAGATGATGCAGAACGACTATTCAAAGATGTCGGTGTATATTTCGCTGGCCAAATTAAAAATGACTTTAAGCAGTTGGTAGAGTTTAATAAAGCTATAACCGAAGAGCGAAACGCCTATTTAAAAGATGAACTACTAGAAATAACCAAAAAAATTCAATCAGTTAGCGCTGAGCTAGATGAGTTGGGAATAAAGCGTTCCAACATGCTTTCATTTCTAAGTAGCACTGATGTATTTGATAAATATAAGCGGATTTCAGACGAACTTATAGAGCTAAGAGCGGATGTACAAGCATTAGAACGCCAGAGCTCGTCTTTGCAAAGACTGCAAGAACTCAGAAATAACATTCGTGAGTTAAATGAAGAAAAAGACAAACTTCAATCACGCATTGAACACGATGTAGAAGTTAAGAATAAAGACCCAAATAGTCTTTTCTCTAAAATTCGCATTAATTTTAGTGATATTGTAAGCAAGGTTATAGACCACAAAGCGCTACTAAGCGTTGCTGTTAATTCACAAGGGCACTTAACATTTAGTGCTGACATCCTTGATGAGTCGGGTAGTACCTCAAGTGCAGGAATGGGGCATACCTATAAGAAGTTATTGTGTGTAGCATTTGACATGGCTGTACTACGTGCATATGAGCATACCAAACACCCTAAATTTCTTTATCACGATGGTATTTTTGAATCATTAGATGACAGGAAAAAAGAGAACTTATTAAATGTAATCAGAGAGTACTCTAGCAGTGGTTTACAACATGTAATTACTTTAATTGACTCTGACCTACCTATTCAAAATGGTCAAGACAAAATATTTTCTGACCAAGAGATCGTCCTGAAATTACATGATGATGGCTTATCTGGACGATTGTTTAAGATGGAACAGTGGTGATTGATCTATCTTAAGTCCACTAAGAATGAGCTCACGCTTTTCTGGAGTAAGTGCATTAAATAGGTCTAGGACTATTTGGCTAGTTGCTCTGGATGATGGACTCAGAGTATGACTGAATGAGAGTGTGGCCACCCAACTATGGCCACACTCGGCATCAGTGCACTGACAATAGAGATCTGACACCTCATCGCTCAGTCGATTGGTCTTGGTAATGCGGCCCCGCTGGCCACACTCTTTGCAAAATACCCGCATCACCCCTCTCTAAAAATCTAACATTCAACCTGTAGATTGCATCTTACATCAAAATGGCTGTGTTTTTATACAGACATCCCCACAGTTTCCCGAAAGTTGACCCATAGCGCCCGAGGCAGCCCCGCGCTGTTGATAGCGTCCCGCACCAACTCACAGAGCGGCAACACCTCGTTCCTGGAATAGGTGGCGTCATACTTCTCGGGATCACCCAGCCCGCCCCCGTTGATGGGAATGATGCCGGCCAGCGCCGCCGGGAATCGGTGCGCCGTCAGCACATCCTGGGAGGTGATCCCCTTGATGGCCGCAAACTCGTCCTTGGTCGCGATATCCCCCACCGGAATAAGCTTGATGCCATCAGGCTTGCCGTCCGGGATGTTGACGAACATAGAGCGGAAGTTCCCCACACCTTTGGAGCTGGCGATCATCTCCTTCATCTCTTCCTCGGTGTCATCGTCCATGTTCGGGTCGGTGGCGTAGAAGATGAACCCCATGTGGGCGCCGTTGAGGAAGTACTTGCGCCGAAACAGGGTAGCGTCCTGGTTGAGCAGGGCCGACTGTAGGCCGCCCAGGTAATCGGGCATGCCATAGACCTGCTGCTCGGGATCGTACTGGGCCAACCAGATGACATTATCCGGCTGATAGATGATGTTCGGCTTGCCCTGCTGCAGGTAGACAAAGCAGCCATCCTCGCGCCGGCGCAGGTATACGCTCGACAGCGGATGCAGGGCGACCACCTGCCCGAAGGCGTTGCGGATCTTGAGTAATCCAGCATCCCCGAACTGCAGATAGTTGTGTACGAACGCGGTAATGGCCGCGCGCTGATCGGTAAAGCGACCGGCTACCATATTGCGGCGCGCCATCAGGATTGCTCCATGGTGGGCATTTGCTCGAGCCACTTTGGCCAGCCCCTTGCGGTCAATTGGCGGCTGGTAGTATTCCCCATAAGGGTTGAAGAACACCCCGGTGTAATCGGTCATCCAGGCCGTAGGGTCGATGGCCTCCGGCATGCTGAACGCCACGGCGCTCTTTGCTGATGTAGCCGCCTGGGCCGGTTGAGGTTTGTGTCGCTTGGTCATGCTGCCTTTCTCTCCTGGCTGGTTGCCCAGGTGGATTTACGTTTGCGGGTGGTATCGAGCGGCTCGTTGGCCACGGCGTGGGCAATGGCAAAAAACACGTCTGCGTGTCCGGTCACATTGTCCCGAGCTGCCCGGAACGTCATCTGGCCGCCGCCGGTCGTGCTGCGCTTGATGGCAAGGAACGCCAGTGGAATATCCCGATCAGAACTGTCCCACTCGATGCGGTTCGCCTCCACTACATCGATCATCTTGAGTACCAGCCGTGACTTGCTCTCGATGCTGTAATTGATGGGGTGGCACACCCCTTTGAACTCCGGTTTCAACAGGTCATAGACCCCTGAGCCAATGCCGGAGACATCGACCCCGAGATAGGTGACCCGGAACTTCTTGGCGATGCGCACGATCTCCTGCGCCTGAAACTGGAAGTTAAGCCCGCGCCAGTAGTGTTTTTCCAGCACCCGGAACCGCTCGCCGGCGACCATAGGAGGGGCCACGACCACCAAGGTGGCGTTGTCGCGGGTGCGGCTCGGGTCGTAGCCCATCCATACCTCACGCCGGCCAAACGGATCAGGCCGCCCGGGCTTGTAGTCTTCCCACCGGCTGGGGTCTACCCCTGCCCGTTCCATGTCCTGGAACTTGAACACCGATAACGCATCGTCGATAAACCGGCACATGTAGAGGCGATCGAACACCTCCTCCGGGTACTCGTCTTTCAGCTCCTCGATGTCGATGAGGTTGCAACCGAGGCGAATGGCATCCTCAATGGTGATGACATAACGCCACTGCCGATCGGGGCAGATACGGCCTCCGTCGCGCAGGTCATCTTCACCCGGGAAGTCGATCGCCACCCGGCTCGGGCGCTGGCCCTTCCAACGATCCCCCGTCCAGAACCGGTACGCCTCATGTACCTTGCTCGACGGGGTCGAGAAGTAGGTCTTGCGCCAGCGGGATTGCGTTGCCATGGCGCTGGCCACGTCCGACAGCTTCTCGAAGTTGGGGATCCAGAAATACTCGTCGATGTAGACATTACCCGAGCGGGACTGGGCGCTGTTGGAGTTGGTGGAGCAGAAATGCAGCTCGGCCCCGTTCGACAGGACGATGGGGTTACCGGTCAGAGTGACGCCGAGGAAGGTCTGGGCAATCTTGCAGATGTAGGAGCGGAACACCTCTGCCTGGGCGCGGGTGGCCGACAGGAATATCTGGTTGCCGCCAGTCAGTACCGCATCTTCCAGCGCCTCGCCGGCGAAATAGTAGGTCATACCGATCTGGCGTGACTTCAAGATGTTGCGGGTACGCGGCAGTGCCGGGTCGTTCTTGGCCTCGCGACAGCGCAGCTGATAGCCAAACAGGGTGCCCAGCCACTCGGCAAAGTCATCGGCCGTCAGGTGGCTGACTTCGTTCTTACCCTTCTTGCCGCCCTTGCCTTTGCGGCCGCCCCCATCCTGACCACCTCTACCACGCCGAGGCGCCTCGGCTGCAGGTTCATCGCTATGCTCGCGCCGGTCGGCCAGCGCCTGCTGGCGCTCGGCCCATTTGATGGCCTTCTCTTTGAGGCTGACATGGTGGCCGATAAGCCGGTCCAGCTCGTCCAGTTCGGCGCTGGTTTTCTTCTCTCGCCCGAGCAACGACTGCACCCGGCGGGCGATGGCATCCTCTACCGCTTCTTCGGTCAGCAGGTCGCGCCAGCCGAGCTTTTCGGCCCAGTAGTAGATGATGCGACAGGAGTTGAGCCCCAGTTCGTCCTTGATCTCCTGGGGTGTCCATCGTTTGAGGTAGAGTCCCCGCGCGGCATTGCGGATCTCTTCGGGATACGCCACGGCGCCTCCATCAGGTGAATGATGGCGCCATCATAGCCAGCCCCCTTCCCCCTCTTATCCCACTGATGTTCTGAGCAATTCGGATATCCCGCTGGATCCGAATTCAGCAGAACACAACCGGATGAATCACCCTTGCCGACCCGATAGCCTGACTCCGCATCAATTGGGAGCAGGCATGAACGAATCAACCTTGAGAACTGGCTGGGTCTGTATCGCCACCGAAGGCAAAGCGGTGGACGGGCGGGATATTACCCGCGACTGGCTCACCGACATGGCCGAGACCTACGACCCAACCTATTACACCGCCGTCATCTGGCCGGAACACGATCGCTGGTCCAGCTATGGCACCGTGCAGGCGCTCAAGACCGAAGAGGTCGATGGCAAGTACAAGCTGTACGCCATCCTCTGCCCGAATCGCGATCTCATCTACTACAACCAGAACGGCCAGTACCAGTTCTGCTCCATCGAACCCTTCGAGAACTTCGCCGATCTGGGGCGTACCTACCTGCTGGGCCTCGGTGTCACCGACGAACCAGCCAGCACTGGCACCACCCATCTCAAGTTCAGCAACAGCAACAAAGGACAGGCCGTTGGCACCAGCGAGCCGCTGGACCTCTCCATGTTCAAGCTACCCAAGCACGAGAAGGCTGATGGCCTGATCGCCAAGTTTTTCAGCTTCCTGGCCAGCCATGGCGAGCAAGCCCCCCAATCACCCCCCAGCCAACCCGAGGATGAGGAAATGACCAAAGAACAGTTCGATCAGATGCTGGGGGCCCTCAATGGCCTTGGCACCAAGATCGATGGTTTCAGCGCCAAGCTGGATACCAAACCGACCACCGAGGAAACCACCCCTCCTATCACCGAGCCCACCAAGGTGGAGGATAAACCCGGCATCACCGCCAACCAGTTCAGCAAGCTGGATGAGGCCATCAACAGTCTGGCCAACACCGTCGGCGAGCTGAAGGGCCAGCTCGACAAGTTCTCCGCTGAGGTGCCGGGCCAGCGCCCGGGCGCGCTCGGCGGTGACGATACCCCCACCGTTTACTAAGGAGCGGCCGTGAGTCAGTCCCTCACCGTCCAGGCCCGTCAGCGCCTGGAGCAATACAGCAATGCCCTGGCCAAGTCCTACGGCATTCCCGTCAACGCGCTGGCCAAGCAGTTCAGCGTCATTTCTGGCCCAGTCGAAACCGGCATGCGCTCAGCGCTGCTGGCGTCCGTCGAGTTCCTTGGCCTCATCACCTGTCTGGACGTGGATCAGATCAAGGGCCAGGTGGTGCAAGTCGGCATCGGCAAGCTGTTCACCGGCCGCAAGAAGGATGGCCGCTTCAACGGCAAGATCGGCGTCGCCGGCAACACCTACGAGCTGACCGAAACCGATTCCTGCGCCTCCCTCGACTGGGCCACCCTGTGCGTCTGGGCTAACGCCGGCAGCGAGGGCGAGTTCATCCGTCTGGTCGGTGAGTTCATCAACCGGGTATTTGCCCTCGACATGCTGCGGGTCGGTTGGAACGGAGTGAAAGCCGCTGACACCACCGATCCGGAGAAAAACCCACTCGGTGAAGACGTCAACAAAGGCTGGCACCAACTGGCCCGCGAGTGGAACGAAGGCAGCCAGATCATCAAGGCCGAGGCCGGCAAAAAGATCCACTTCGACCCGGATGGCAAGGGTGATTACAAGACCCTGGACGAAATGGCCTCCGACCTTATCAACACCACCATCGATCCGCTGTTCCGCCAGGACCCGCGTCTGGTGGTGCTGGTCGGTACCGATCTGGTGGCCGCGGCCCAGGCCAAGCTCTACAGCGAAGCCACCAAGCCGAGCGAGCAGATCGCCGCCCAGAAGCTGGCTGAGTCCATCGCCGGGCGCCGCGCCTACATCCCGCCGTTCTTCCCAGGCAAACGGATGGTAGTCACCACCCTGGACAACCTGCACATCTACACCCAGCGCGGCACCCGCAACCGCAAGGCCGACGATAACCAGGACAAGAAGTGCTTCGATAACCAGTACTGGCGGATGGAAGGCTATGCCATCGGCGAGCACCTGGCCTATGGCGGCTTTGAAGAGGCCGACATCGAGATCGGCGCCGCGCCGGCAGCACCCGAGGCCTAAGCCATGAACTCACCCGGTCAACGCCACAAACAGCGCGTCCAAGCCATGCAGGGAGCTGCGCAAACTGCCAGCTCAGGCATGGCCACCGGCGCGGTGGCGGACAGCCTGCACCTGCAGATGATTGCCCTGGAACAGGACATCGTGCGTCTGCGCAAGCTGGCCCGCATTGGGGACCGGGTGAACATGAAACGCGACGAGCTGATGCCCAAATACCGCCCCTATGTGGAGCGCTATCTGGCCGCCGTCAGTGAGTCCGGCCAGCCCTACCAGAACGAGCTGTTTCAACGCCTCATCATCTGGGCCTTCGATGTCGGGGATTTCGATGCCGGCATTGCCTGGGCGGATCTCGCCATCGCCCAGGGCCAACGCACCCCGGCCAACATCAAGCGCGACTGGGCACATTTCGTGGCCGACACCGTGCTGGAGTGGGCAGAGAAGCAAGCGGCCGAGGGGCATGCCGTCGAGCCCTGGTTCTCCCGGGTGTTCGACAAGGTACGCAATGACTGGCGCCTCAACGAACGGCTGACCGCCAAGTGGTTCAAGGCGGCCGGTTGCTTGCTACTGCGTGACCACGACGGCCAACCTCGCCCCAGCGCCGTGGGGGACAGCGCCACCCTGGAGCAAGCCGACCACTGGCTGGCCCAGGCCGACAAGCTGCACAGCAAGGTGGGCGTCGGCACCTTGCGCCAAAAGATTGCCATGCGCCTGCGGGCGCTGAATCCAGAGCAATAAGACTCTCCGCGCCGTCGCACCCCGGCGCGAATGCCATGGACCGCCTCTGGCGAACCCAGCGGCAATTGCGTGGCTACAGGGGTGCACCTATTCAACCAGCGAGGTCACTGATGTTTGCAGGCAAGGATATCGACTACAGCGCCGCCACTATCCGCAATGACGGGTTCTGGCCTGATGTGGCCGTGGCCGACTTCGAGCGCCGCCGCGCCCTGCCTGCTGACCTCGACCAACAAACCACCGGCGCCGCCCTGCTGGCCGCCGTCTCTGAAATCAACCTGCAGCTCGCCAGCCACCAGGCCGCGCTGCTGGCCAAGGGCTACGCCAGTGCCGCTGCCGTACCGGGTCCGAGCCTGGAAGGCGGCACCAATGCGCTGACCGAGCAGTACCTGGCCGCCGTGTTTGCCCGTGCCAAGGCGGCCATCTTGCCGGAGTTCGCCAGCGTCACCGAGCGGCCGGCCGCCAACAACCAAGTGGAACGGGCGCCAGAGCAGCGCGCCCAACTGCTGGCCGAAAGTCAGCAGTTGGTGCGCAGCATCAAGGGCAAACACCGGGCGGGAGTGTCACTGATATGAGCGAAGCCATGAACGAGCAGCAAGCCCAGGGCTATTTCCTGCACGCTCTCCACGCCGAGATCCAGCGGGTACTGCCGGCCAAGTGCCACAAGTCGCTGGATAGCTGGATGGAAAACGGCGCCATCCGGCTGGAATCCAAGAACATGGGGCCCACCGGGGTGGATGTGGCCTGGCTCACCTATCAGGCGGTGTTCACCATCGAGCAACTGCCCTTTCGCGAACTGGATCCGGCCATCGTACTGGCCACGGTCGCCGCTTGGGCGCAGGAAAATGATCCGTTTCGCGGGCAGTTCGGCCTGGACGACCCGGAATACGCCGTTACCCCGAACGATGAGCGGACGGCCGATCTCGAGATCCAGCTCGCCTTTACCGAGCCGCTGCGCCTTATCGAGTACCCGAGCGGCCCCATCTACTGGAGCGGCAAACGCTGGAACGTGGCCCCCTATGACATCTGGGTGGCAGAGCACATCGAGATGAACGTCGGTGACACCGGCCATCACCAGGTAGGTGGCCAGTCATGATCACCATCACCCTGGACACCCGTCGCAGCAAGGACCAGCTCAACCTGCTGGCCCTGCCGGCCAAGAAACGCAAGCGCCTGGTGTGGCGGGCCGCCAACGAGATGAAAAAGCTGGCGGCCCGCAATGTGCGCCAGCAGCAAGACCCGAACGGCCAGCCATGGGCCCCGCGCAAGCGTGGCAAACGCAAGATGCTGCGCGGCCTGCCCAAGTTGCTGCAGATCCGCGAGCCCCGCCAGGACGTGGCCGAGCTCGGGTTCACCAAGGGCACCATGAGTGCCCACGCAGGAGTGATCGCCAACACCCACCAGAAGGGGCACACCTACAAGATGACGGCCGCCAGCCGGCGCCGCATCGCCCCCAGTGAAGGCGGCAAGCAGAAACAAGCCTCCAAGGCCCAGGCGCGCAAGCTGCGCGAACTCGGGTTCAAGCGCCCGGGCCAGCGCAAGCGCTCATACCGGTCGGCCTCACTTGGCTGGATCACCAGCAATCTCAACTACGCCCAGGCGGGCCTGCTCATCAAGAAGCTCAAGGATGAACCGGTGAAAGAGAGCTGGGAAATAGAGCTGCCTGCTCGCCCCTTTCTGGGGGCCAATGCCAAGCAACGGGAGCAGGCCTTTGCCCGCGCCCTGCAGAGCATCGACTACGGCTGGGACGTCAACAAGCAAGACCTCAAGAGGAAATAAGCCATGTGGCCTTATGTACAGATCAACAACTTGAACCAGATGCAGGGGCCGGTGACCGAGGTCGAACGCCACCTGCTGTTCGTCGGCAGCGCCGCCAGCAACACCGGCAAGCTGCTCTCCCTCAACACCCAGTCCGACTTTGACCAGCTGCTCGGCGCCGCTGACAGCGAGCTGAAAGCCAACCTGCAGGCCGCCATGGCCAACGCCGGCCAGAACTGGACGGCGGCCGCCTTCGTGCTGCCCACCGACATGGACTGGAAAGAGGCAGTGCGCGATGCCCAGAAAACCCAGTCATTCGAGGGGGTCGTGGTGCTGGGGCAGGAGTGGGACCAGGCCAGCATCAATGCCGCCCACGCCCTCAACCAGGAACTGATCGCCAAGTGGGGGCGCTGGCAGTTCATGCTGCTGGCGGTACCGGGCATTGCGAAGGAGCAAGACTGGTCCACCTATGAGACCGAGCTGGCCACCCTGCAGGAGGGCATCAAGGCGGAATCCGTCTCGCTGATCCCGCAGCTGTTTACAAACCTCGTCGGCGCCTACGCCGGCCGCCTGTGCAACCGCTCGGTCAGTGTGGCCGACAGCCCCTGCCGGGTGAAAACCGGCGCCGTGGTGGGCCTGGGCAACAAGCCGAAGGACAAGGACGGGGTCGAGCTGCCGCTGGCCACCCTGCAGACCCTGGAGCAGAACCGTTACTCGGTGCCGATGTGGTACCCGGACTATGACGGTACCTACTGGGCCGACGGCCGCACCCTGGACGCCGAGGGCGGCGACTACCAGGTGATCGAAAACCTGCGGGTCGCCTACAAGGTAGCGCGCCGGATGCGGGTACGTGCCATCGCCCGTATCGGCGATCGCTCGTTCAACTCCACCCCGGGCAGCACGGCCGCCGCCATTCTCTACTTTGGCAAAGACCTGCGCGAGATGGCCAAGGCCATCACCATCAACGGCCAGCCGTTCCCGGGCGATATCACCTCCCCCAAGGATGGCGACATCGGCATCCAGTGGACCGACAAGAACCACGTCTCCATCTACGTGGTGATCCGCACCGTGGACTGCCCCAAGGGGATCACCGTCAACATCATGCTCGACTTGAGCCTCAACAACGGGGAGGGCTAATCCATGACCCGCCGTATTTCCGGCCAGAACTTCGACATCGAACTGCTGGGCACCATGGTGCACGTCGAGAAGGCCAGCCTGACCATCACCGACAACAGCGCCGTGGCGCAAACCCGTGGCATCCCTGACGGCTATGTGGACGGCGACGTCTCGGCCGAGTGCGAGTTCGAGCTCGATGCCAAGAACTTCAAGCTGCTCAGCAACGCGGCCAAACGGGCCGGCAGCTGGCGCGGGATGAAACCGGAGGATGTGCTGTTCTATGCCGACAATGGCGACGAGACCATGAAGGTAGAGGCCTTCGGCGTGAAGCTGCAGCTCTCCGACCTGCTGGACATCGACCCCAAGGGCGGCAACAAGACCGTGCACAAGGTCAAAGGCTTCGTCACCTCCCCCGATTTCATCCACCTCGATGGCGTGCCGTACCTCTCGGAAGACGACACCCGCCACCTGAAAGGGTAAGGGGGACCAGTGGACGACATTGACCGTGCCAACCACCACGCCGCTCGCATGCTGGCAGTCCAGTTGGCTAACCAGGTAGGCAAAGGCCACTACCAGGGCGATAGCCGGCACCTGTGCGAAGAGTGCGACGACCCCATCCCGGAAGCACGCCGCCGCCATGTACCCGGGGTGCGCCTGTGCGTCCCCTGCCAGACCCGCCTTGAGCGGTTGGGTCGCTAACCAGAGCAACGGACATGAATCCTATGCCAAACAAAGACCCCACCCTCTGGGCCGCCCTGCTGGCCTGGTTGATGGACAACTGGCCCGCCGTCTATGGGGCACTGCTGGCGCTGGCCATCGCCTTCCTGCGTATCACCTATGCCGGTGGGCGAGGTCGCCGCCGGCTGATCGAATCCCTGCTGTGCGGCCTCATCACCCTGGCGGCCGCCACCGGCACCCAGTTGCTCGGGATCCCCCAGGAGGCCACCCCGTTGCTGGGTGGCATGGTGGGGCTACTTGGGGTCGACATCATCCGCGACCGGGCCGCACTGATGTTTCGCAAGAAGGAAGACAACAATGCCGCGCAGTAACTGCCACCCACAGGTGGCCGCCTTTCTCGACCTGCTCTCCTATGCCGAAGGCACCAAGGGCCGGGGCGATGACGGGTACAACAAGCTGGTCAATCCGGCGGGGTTCTTTGAAAGCTACGCCACCCACCCGAACGTGCTGGTGCAGGTCAATCCAACCCTGAAAAGCACCGCGGCCGGCCGCTATCAATTCCTGTCAAAGCACTGGGCCCACTACCGTGACCAACTCGGCCTGCCGGACTTTGGCCCCGCATCGCAAGACACCTGGGCTATCCAGCTTATTCGCGAGCGCAAGGCGCTGGACGATGTGCTCAAGGGGCGCATCAGCCAAGCGATCGGCAAGTGCGCCAACATCTGGGCCAGCCTGCCGGGCGCCGGTTACGGCCAGCGCGAGCACAAGCTGGCTGACCTGCTGGCCAAGTTCACCGAGTTCGGCGGGGTGCTGGCATGAGCACGCTCATCCGGTTTCTGCCGACCATCATCGGCTTTGTGCTTGGAACCCTGTTATTTACCCAAGGCGAACGGCTCACGCAGCGCACCAAGGAGCTGGCCCGCGCCAACGACACCATCAACATCCTGCAGGCAGCCAACAACCAGCAAGCGACCGCCTTCCAGGAACTGCTGATGCAGGCAAAGGGCTTGCGCCTGCTGCTGAGCGACCAGAACGCGGCCTTGGCCGAGCTCGACAACCAGAACAGGAAGACCGCCAATGAACTGCAAGATGCGTTGGCCACGCCACCGGCGGGCCGCCCGGACTGTGCTCGCGAGCCTTTGCCTAGCGGTGCTTTGCGCCTGCTCCAGCCAGCCCACCCCGGTGGTGCAAACCAAGGTGGTAAAGCGCCTGCCACCGCCGGGGCTGGTGCCCCACTGCCCGGAGCCTGACTTTACGGGGACCACCTACGGCGAGGCCGTGCGGTTTATCCCCACCCTGCAGACGGCGATGCGCCGCTGCCAAACCCAAATCAACACCCTGAACCATTGGATTGAACAAGAGGAAACCACCCCATGAGCACACCGACCATCACCCTGGACGTCGCCGGCAAAGAGCTGAAATTCGCCCCCACCATGGTGGCCTACAACAGCTTCATCAACGACATGATGCCCAACGACAAGGTGGCACCGGCCCACAACTACCTGAAAAAGATCGTCTGCGCCGAGAGCAAAGAGGCGCTCGATGACCTGCTCAAGCGCCCCAGCGCCGCCCTGCAGCTGGCGGGGGCCATCAACAAGGAGTTCGCGCCCGAGCTGGAGATCACCGTAAAAAACTGACGGCGCGCGCCGAGGCTATCGAGCGCAACCAACTGGAGCAGGTGCTGGCGCTGCGGCGCTACTACCTGCCCCATGAGGATGACGACCTCGACAACCTGGCTCGCGCCATCTGGCTAGACAGAAACGCAAGAGAGTCCAACGCCACCGCCGTGGCCGAGGGCATCGCCAAAGCACTGTACGGATAAGAGACCCCTATGGCTTGGATGGAAAAATTGATGATGCAGGTGGCATTGGTTGACCAGGTCACCAAGCCCCTTGCCGGCATCAATACCCAGATGGACAAGGTCACCAAGTCAGGCCGCCAAGGCTGGAGCAACATGGCAATGGGGGCCACCACCGTGGCCGCCGGTGGCCTGGCGATCCAGTCTGCCCTGGGCCCGGCCATCGAGATGGACCGGGCCTTGGCCGAGGTGGCATCGCTGGATGTGCAAAAGGAGGTGCTCGGGGCGCTCGGTCGCGAAGCCCTCAAACTCTCCATCCAGTATGGTGAGTCGGCCACCGAGATCGTGCGCTCCTCCTACGATATCCAGTCGGCGATTGCGGGGCTCGAAGGTAACGAGCTGCCCGCCTTCACCCGCGCATCCACCACCCTCGCCAAGGCGACCAAGGCCGACACCGCCACCATCACCAACTACATGGGCACCATGTACGGCATTTTCGAACAGCAAGCCAAGCAGATGGGCAAGGCCAACTGGGTCGAAGATTTGGCTGGCAAGACCGCCACCGCGGTGCAGATGTTCAAAACCACCGGTCAGGGCATGGCCGATGCTTTCGGGGCGATCGGCGCCAACGCCACCGCCGCCGGGGTCTCGATGGATGAGCAGTTCGCCGTGCTCGGCCAGCTGCAGGCCACCATGAGCGGCGGCGAAGCGGGGACCAAGTTCAAGGCCTTCCTGGCTGGAGTCGGGGGCGCTCAGAAAGCGCTCGGCCTCCGGTTCACCGACGTGGCGGGCAACATGCTGCCGGTGCTCACCATCCTGGACAAGCTCAAAGCCAAATATGGCGAGACCTTGAGCGTGGCCGAGGGGGACGAGCTCAAGAAGGCCTTCGGCTCTGACGAGGCGGTCAGCATGGTAAAGCTCCTGATGACCAATACCAAAGCGCTGGGAACCAACATCAACGCCTTGGCTAACACCCACGGCATGGGCAAGGCCGAGCAGATGGCCGCCGCCATGACTGACCAGTGGGAACGGGTAACGCAAGCCTGGTTTGCCATCCGGGCCGCGGCCTTCGGGGTGGTGCTGCCGGCCATCAACGCCGTGGTGGGCGTCTTTGCCGATAGCGCCACCACCGTGCTGCGCTGGACCCACCTGTTTCCGAACCTCACCAAGGTGGTGAGCTATGCCCTGCTCGCCATCGTTGGCCTCGGCATGGTGACTGGTACCTGGATGCTGGTTGCCGGCGTGGCCAAGCTGGCCACCCTGGGGCTCGGCATCGCCTGGAGCGTCATCATTGCGCCGCTCAACCTGCTCAAGGCGGGGCTGGTTGCCTTTCGCGCCGTCCTGCTGGCCGTCAACATCATGATGGCCGCGAACCCGGCCGTGCTGCTGGCCTATGTGGTCGGCGGCTTGCTCGTCGGTGCCATTGGGCTGGCGATCTACTACTGGGATGACCTCAAAAAGACCCTGGCGGATTGGGGCGTGTTCGACAAAATCCAGTCGATGATCGACGGGGCCGCCGCCGGCTGGGCCAGCTTCATGCAACTGCTCGCCGATCTCAGCCCGTTCCAGTTGCTGGGCAAAGCCGTGGACTGGTTGATCGACAAGCTCAACATGATCCCGGGCGTCAACATCGAGTTTGGCAGCATGCCGGATCTCACCATGCCGACCCTGGCTCCGCTGACCATGCCGGTCATGCCAGGCGTGATGAACATGCCAACCCAGGAACAGCAGCGGGAAACGGTCAACGCCCCCCTCGCCCGCTATCGCCAGCAGGACCAGAGCAAGGTGCCATCCGGTGGCCTTGGCCAGCAGCTGATCCAGGCCAACGCGGCGGCGACCTCGGCCAACCAGAAACCCGCCAAAGCCCTGAGCATCGGGGAAGTGCATAACCACTTCCAGAACCCGATGACCCCCGAGCAGATGGCAGAGAACGCCTGGCTGGAGACCCCGTAATGAACGAACCCATTACCCATGAACCCAAATACATCGATCTCCTGGTCGTGAACGGTGCCTGGCAACTCGATGCCGGCGGCCAGCCGCGCACCACCCAGGACCGCCACAGCATCGGTCAGGACATCAAGCACCGCATCATGGAGTCGGGGCTGGCCCGCAAGCTCATCGGCGAGCGCAGCCCGACCCTGCGCGCCGATGTGATGACCGAGATTGAACTGCTGGTAGAAGACGACGAGCGGCTGGTACCCGGCACCATCGTGATCCGTGAAGAGGCCCCCGATCGGGTGCTGGTCACCGCTCGCACCTATGAATTCGGCTCCCTGGAGGTAATCCTGTGAACCTGCGCCCGAACGTGGACTTTATGGCCCTGCTGGCCGAGGCAGGTGTGCCAACCACCGAGCAGGCCATGGAGGCCGAACTCAAAAAGGAGGTGGTGGCCGCCGGCTCCCTTATCACCAATGACTCTGATGTGAGCCCCTTCTGGCGGCTGGTGCGCGGGGTCGTCATCACCCCGGTGCTCTGGCTTATCCGCACTCTGCTGGCCGGCCATGTACTGCCCAACACCTTTGCGGCCACTGCCACCGATGCCTATCTCGATCTCAAGGCCTGGGATGTGGACCTGACCCGCAAGGCTGCCCAGAAGACCCGGGGAGTGATCAACTTCGTCAAGGTGAGCCCTAGCGAGGCGGTCACCATACCGGCCGATATCTGGGTCACCACCGAGCGCATCAACGGCACCATCTACCGGGTGAAACCCCTGCAGGCGGTGGTCAGTCCCGCCGGCGAGGCGGTGGCCAAGGTGGTCTGCGAGGCGGAGTTCGCCGGCAGCGCCTGGAATCTGGCGCCGGGCTATTACAACCTGCTGAGCGAACCGGTCACCGGAATCCTCTCGGCCCGCAACGATGACAAGGAGTGGATCACCACCCAAGGCGCCGATGCCGAGGGCAACGACGCGCTGGGCCTGCGCATCCAGAACCAGTTTTCGGCGGTGGGTCGCTATCACATCGATGCGATTTACCGCTCGATGCTGGCGAGCGTGGCGGGGATCCGTGCCGACCACATCTTCTTCGAGCACGAGGCCCCACGGGGCCCGGGTACCGCCAATGCCTACGTCCTGCTGGAGGTGGGCGCCACCCCGGCCAGCCTCATCGACCAGCTCAACGACTACGTGGGCCGCCAGGGCAACCATGGCCACGGCGATGACCTGTTCGTGATGGCCATGCCAGAAACCCAGCACAGCCTGACGCTGGAGATCTGGCCCCAGCCCAACCTCTCCGATGAGCAGTTGGCTGCGCTCAAGGCGGGCGCCGAGAACCTGGTCAAGGCGGCGTTTCGCCAGTCGGCGGACTTTCCGAGCGTTACCCGCACCTGGCCGCGCTCGCGTTTCTCGCTCTCCCAGCTGGCCCGCGAGCTGCACAGCCAGTTCCCGCAGCTGCAGAGCCTCAAGTTTGCGCAGGATGACATCGTGTCGGGGCTGGCGATCCCGCGTCTGAGCTCGCTGGAGGTGACCCTGCATGAGTAACCCGACCCCGCTTGAACACAACCTGCAGGCGCCGGTGCTACCCGATGCCAGCGCCCCCTGGTGGGAAGACGGCTACACCATCAGCCCGGCCCACGCCGAGCCCGGGTTTCTGGCTCAGGGGATCAACGCCTTCTGGCAGCGGGTCAAGGGCTGGCTGTTGCTGCCGCTGGCCCAGCAAGACCCGCTGACCTGCTCGGAGTCCCTGCTGGTTCTGCTCGCCTGGGAGCGTGACATTACCCGCTTCAACGGCGAGCCGCTGCCGCTCTTTCGCAAGCGGGTCAAGTTCGCCTTTGTGAACGCCCGGGACGCCGGTGAGGTGGCCGGCTTTAAGCGCATCTTCGAGCGCCTTGGCATCGGCTGGTGTGACATCCACGAACGCCAGGCCGGCGCCCCCTGGGACGTCATCACCATCGAGGTGACCGACGGCGCCATCGCCGCCAACCAGAAACTGATGGAAACCTTGATTCAACACTATGGCCGCACCTGCCGCCGCTATCGCTTTCAGGTGGTTTACCAGGTCACCGGCACCCTGCGGTTCGGTCGTATCGACATGAGCCAGCAGGTGTTCGGCGCGACACTTAAGAGGAACGCATGAGCCAGATCATTACCAACGCTTTCTCCCGCTACTGGCAGGAGTGCCTGACCAACCAGACACCGGTGGTGCTCGATGAGTTCGTGCTGGCCAACATGCCGGGGCTCGATCCCGATGCGGCCATCAACCCGGACAGCGGCCTGCCGCCGGCGGGCCAGATTGTGCACCGCCACGTAGTGGACCAGCGTGGGCGCATCAACAACGATGCGGTGGCTTACACCATCGTGATGGACACCACGGTCGGCGATTTCAGCTTCAACGCCATGTACCTCATCAACAAGGCCACCGGCGTGGTGGGGATGATTGTGCACAAGGGGCTGGAGACCAAGCTCAAGACCAACGAGGCCACCGGCCAGACCGGCAACAGCCTGGTCAAATCCATGCTGATGGAGTACGACCGGGCGGCTGAGGCCACCGCCACCCACGTGGACGCCAGCACCTGGCAAATCGACTATGCCGCCCGCCTGCGCGGAATGGACAACGACCTGCGCCTGCAGGCACTGCAGTTCTTCGGGCCGGCCACCTTCTACGGCGACGGCTTCAAGCTGGTCAACGAGTCAGGGGTCTACAAGGTGCAGCCCGGGGTGGCCTACGTGGGCGGCCTGCGGGCGGAGCTGAACGAGGTCAAGAAGGTGACCCCGGGCGCCAAGCCGGTGGGGCTCTGGCTCGATATCTACCGGGCGGGCTCCTTGCTCGATGCCTGGGTGAATCACTTCACCCTGGCCCTGAGTGTGCCGGACATGGTGGACTACCTGGACAGTAACGGGCACATGCACCATGTGGCCAAGGTGGCCATCGTCAATGCGGACGGCAGCGTCACCGATGTGCGCCGCAAGCGCACCATCGAGCTGACCGGGGATGTGACAGGCAAGGGCATCCTGGAAGACGCCCAGGGCGTCACCATCGCGGTGGAGATCAAAGACGGCAGCCACCGCCACCAGTGGGGTGAGCTTGATCAGGTGCCAGCCACCGCCAGCCGCTGGCCCCGCTATGACGAGGTGACCAACAAACCGGATCTGGCAGCGGCCAAACACCGCCACCCATGGGGCGATCTGGACGAGGTCCCGGAGCTGGCCCTCAAGCGCCATCGTCACCCCTGGGAAAATCTGGACGGGGTCCCGGCGGGTCTTGGCACCTATGCGGCAGCCGTTGGCGATGTAGCCACCCAAATGCGGGATAAGAGCGGCTTTTTCAACGGCTCGAACGTTGCCAACCAGATGCCGTTCGGGAGTGAATGGAAGTATTACTTCAACGCAGCGCATGGCAACAGTACCGGCTACAACGGCGTAATCGGCCTGGATTTCTCCGGAACAGAAATGGGCTTTGCCACGGTGGAAGGGGGTAAATTCAAAGGTTGGCGCAAGCTGTGGCACTCCGAAAGCGCACTCATCCAGTCAAAAGCGGCAACTTGGCCAGGTTTTGAGATGCACATCCCGGGTAAACATGCTGGCGCCATGCGATTAGGAGAGGATGGCTCAATCCATTGGTGGCAAACAGATGGGGTTGGCGGCTGGGCCAGCACGCTGGCAACGCTGCGCCCCGGATCACTCGAAGTCAACGGCAGTCTCTGGGCGGCCAATAATTCCCATAGTTTCGCTGATCAGTATGCAACCCTTGCCCCATTTCACGTGGACTTTGCCGCTGTTGCCGGTGCGTCCGACTATTACCCCATCGTCCGAGGAAAAAGCGTCGTTACCGGACAAGGCTACACCACGCAAGTGGAACTGGGCATGTTGCGCTCTGGTGGCGCAACCTGGGGAACAGGGGTCCTCTTGGTGCGATCTGGCGAATCGGCAGGCGCTCCTCATGCAGCCTTTCAGTTTGATTGGGGGGGCAACTTCTATGCCCCGGGCGGGGTGCATGACATGGGTCAGCGGGTCTATAGCCCCAACAACCCGCCACATAACTCCCACAACCACACTGCCGCTCAAGGCAACCAGGACATCGTCGCCAGCGGTTGGGGGCAGGTAGGTACCTACATGATGGCCGCCGTGATCCCGGGCCATGCCGCTGCCATGAATCCGTCAGCCACCATCGCCGGTTCGTCGCTGCGACCCGCCAACTGCTCGGAATGGGGCCAAAACCGTGACTGGGCGCTGCCAGGCACCTGGAAATGCCTGGGATTCGTGAGCCATAACGACGATGACCGTTGGGACGACCGCACCACCTTGTGGATCCGCATCGCATAAGCACAGGAGAATCGGATGGAACGAATTGAAGTGATCAGCGCGGCTCGCCCGCGCCATTATGCGGGCGAGCCAGATAGCATCACTCTGGATGTGCGCTTCTCCCACTTACTGGAACCCGTGCAGTTTGCAGCACGCAAGGACGACACTGAGGAACACGGCCGCGAGCTCTACAGCCGGGCGGTGTTCGGTGAGTTTGGTGATATCGAGGTGATCCCGGTGCCACCACCGACCGAGGCCGAGCAGCAGGCCCGCCTCGATGCGCTGCTCAAACAGGCAGCCAATGCCATGGCCCCGCTGCTCGATGCCGAGGCGCTGGGCATCATCAGCGAGGCCGAGCGCGAACAGCTCACCGCCTGGCAGCGCTACCGAGTCGCCCTCTACCGCCTGCCGCAAGGCGATGGCTGGCCGACCGAGGTCAGCTGGCCGGAGGCGCCGCGATGAGCTGGACACAGGGGCCGCTGCGCTGGCCCGCCAGTGCCGGCAGCCTACACACCCGCGCCCAGGGCGTGCTGGGTCAGCTCCCGGCCACCCAGGACAGCGCCATGACGCGCCTGCAGGGGTTGGCTGGGCGGGCCCAGTACCGGCCCCACCCGCTCAGCGAAGCGGCCACCGCGCTGGCCGACCTGCGCAACGAGCTCGACCGCCTGCTGGTCACCGGCCGCTGCCTCACCGTCACCCCCTACCAGCACGGGGTCGGCCAACAGCAAGGCCAGCAGTTCAGCCTGGCCGCCCCCAATGCGGTGGCTACCCTGGCCGCCAAGCTGCAGGACGGGGCCGATCCCCTGCTGCCCAGCGGGCAACTGCATGCCCTTGCCTGGCTGGTCACCGGTAACAGCGCCGACACGCTGGCCCGCCAGTTGGCCATCCTCTGCGCCCTGCTGCCGTTGCCAGAGTGGTGCGCTACCCTGCGCCGCCTCACCGCCAACAACGACCCCATGAACCAGCCCACTGCGGCGAAGGTGCCGCGCTGGCGCGCCGATGAGCCACTGAGCTGGGCACCGCTACGCCCTGCCCGCCTAGCGCTGGGGGCAGAGCTGGCCCAGCTGGAGAGTCTGGCCCGGGACAGCCAGACCCCGATCGCCAAGCTGCAGGGGCTGGCGACACGCCGCGCCGGCCGCCTGACCACCCTCGCCGAGGCTCTAGCCGAGCTGGGTACCCTCTCCGGCACCCTCTGGCACTGGCAAGGCCAGGGGGATGTGGCCAGCCTTGCCACCCAGCTCGGGCAGAGCGCCCCACCCGACCACAGCCAGAGCATGACGGTCGGCGCCCTGCTGCTCTCCCCTTCCCCGCTCACCTTCTGGCAGGAGTTAACCCCATGAGCCAAGCCATGCTGACCCTTGATGGCGAACCCATCATCATGAAGTCGATGCGGGTATCCGCATCGATGCAGTTTCAGGACAAGGACCAGAGCGGCCAGACCAGCTCGACCAGCAGCGCCGAACAGGGCGCCAAGGCCAAAGAGCTCGACGTCTCAGGCCTCATCCCGTTCAAGGATGAGCGCATGCTGAGCCGGCTGTTTGAGCTGGCCGATGCCAAGGGCAATGGCGGCAAGCGCCACGTCTACCGGGTCGGCTCGCTGTTGGCCAAGTCGGTGAAGGTGCGCCAGGCCAAGTTTGCCGGGCGCATCACCGCCAGCGAACAGGAGGGGCTGCTGGCCTGGCAGGTGCAGTTCACCTTGAAGGAGTTCAACTCGGTACCGGAGAAGCGCGAACAACGCTTGCCGAAGAAAGCCCCCACCGTGGGCCAGAGTACCGCCAACACCAGCGCCGCCAAGCCAGGCGCCAAAGGGACTGACGACGACGAGCAAGACCTCAGCAGCTTCGAGCGCTATGTACTCAAACCGATGGATGACATGCTGGCATGAAACTCTCCACTTCACTGACCCTCGCCGGCCAGCCGGTGCACCTGGTCGACCATGACCTGGTGCTGGACATCAACGCCGGCGGCCGCGCCGCCCTGACCATTGAAGGAACGGCCAGCAAGGGGCAGACCTTCACCCTGGACACCGGTTATAACGGTGACCTGCGCCGCTGGTTCACCGGTTACGTGTACGACGTGCAGCCTGCCGCCAATGGCGCCAGCAAGCTGCTGTGCCGCGAGCTGGCCGGTGCCCTGGGCTCCCGGCTACCGGTCAGCCAACAACACGCCACCCTGCGCGGCCTGCTGGCCTGGCTGACTGACCAGACCGGTCTGACCTTCTTGCTGCCCCAGGGCAGCGATTACACCGACCGGCCGATCCCCAACTTCACCAGCGCCGGCACCGGTTATCAGCTGCTCGACAACGCTGGCCGCGCCTTTGAGGTGCCCGACTTTGTCTGGTACCAGCAACCCAATGGCGCCATCTTTGTGGGCAGCCACGCCCACAGCCGCTGGCATGACAAGGAGGTCACGCTCGATCCCGCTTGGTCAGGCCGCCAGGCGGGCGACACCCTGACCCTGTCGCCGGTCCCGTCCATCCGGCCCGGTACCATCATCAATGGCAAGCGGGTGATGCGGGTCCGCCTCAAGGGGGACGAGATGACCCTGACCACGGCCACCCCGGGCAAGGTCACCAAGTCGCCAGAACGTCGCAAGATAGAGGGGGAGTTCCCGGAGCTCGCCGACAAGATGCACCTGCCAAAATTCGGGCGGGTCGAGGCCATCAGCGACAGCGCGACCGCTGGCCAGCTCAATGACCCCTTTCGCCCCCGCTATGCGGTGGACGTGCAGCTGCTCGGCGAGGATGGCAAACCGGACCAGGCCGCCCCGCTGTATCGGGCGGTGCCGCTGCCGGTGCAGTTCGGTGGGCAGGAACAGGGCCTGCTGCAGTTCCCCATCGAGGGGACGCTGGTTGAACTGGGGTTCGCCTTCGGGCGGGCTGACCGGCCCTTTATCCGCACAGTGCTCGGCAGTGGCTGGCCCCTGCCGGACATCGCCCCGGGCGAGCAGCTACAGCAACAGCGGGCCGAGGTATTCAGCCGCACCGACACCGTGGGCAACCTCTCCCGCCATACCGACCGGCGCCTGTACGACCACGCCCTGCAGATGTACCACCAGAGTGACGACTACCTGGGGGAACATGGCCAACATCGGCTGCAGGTGGCCCAGCACAGCATCGAGGAGGTGGGCGGGCTCAAGCTCATCGAGGCGCTGGGCGCCGTCGAGCTGCTGGCCGGGGATGCTCTCACCCTGGGAAGTCTGGGCAACATGAGCCAGACCACGGCGGGGGATCTGGTTGAGGTGGTGGGACAACTGCGCCGGGCAGTTGCCGGCGAGCTGCAACACCTGGAGGCGCCCCGTTCGTGGATGGGGACCGAAAGCGTGAACATCTTCCGGCTGCTGCTGCAGCTGATGAACGTGGTGGAGCAGCTGGCCGCAGCCACTGCCGGCCACACCCACGGCAGTGGGCCAGCCCCAGGTAACAGCGGGGCCATGGCAGGACATGGCCAACAGGCCAAGCAGTTGGCCGGCCAGCTATCCCCCATCATCGAGTAA